ACTCTCTTCACTGCCATCTGTAATTGTTGTAGTTCCAACGCCAGTGATATTAATCTGGATTGCACTTCGTCCACCATCTTTAGTCACATCCTTTTCAAATGCAGCAACAGGAAGAATACGATCCATAACTAGTTTCCAAGCTGCTGCTTGATTCTTATGATCTGGGTCTAACGCTGCATCAAAGATAGCGTCCATTACAGCACGAGAGCGAGGAGAGTTTAACATCCTTGCCTTGTACTCATTTATGATGGCTGCATCACCTTTTGGCCTACCTACAGCCCTTCTGCCTCCTTTTTTCTTAGAGGAAACAGCAGATTTTTTAGGGCGACCAACAGGATTACCTGATTGTTTGTCGTTATCCATACTATATAGATTTAACCTAGTTGGGTTTCTGGTTATTTTTTATATTTGTTCCTAGTTATTGTACGTAGGAACTCCATTGTTCTATATATACGTATTATTATATCACATTTTTTTACAAAAGTCAAGAGGTATTTGTAAAACTAGTAAAATTACCTGCCCAACAGTGGTTTTACAGTGCAGATTCTGTGTATTTACAGTGCAGATTACGTAATATTAGTTAGTAAGTACTAACTTTTTAATAAATAAGGACATTTACTAAAACTATTATGGCCTAATTTGACCTTTTTTTGTGTCTGAGCAGCACCACCGCGTATTGACGACTACATAGCCCTCCCCCGTCCCCCTAAATGCGAGTGATTCTCATTAGCGTCTGACCAGATCGGCAATGATAATGGTTCTCATTAGCGTCTGCAGAGATATGCCAGTGTGAGTGGCTGTGAAGCACCCCATATAGCTAAACTGAATAAGCCCTCAGAAGCCCTGAGAAGCCAACCACAGACCGACATCGATACCCTATGCCCTACTATTCAAAGATCGCTAATCGAATTTCACTGTATAAATAACCAGTAAAAACTCAAACGCATTTGAGATTGAAATCGCTTGACCGTCACACCCATATATGAGACCATTGTGGGATGGTGCTATATCGCACTATTGATAAAGGTAAATTGATATGAAAGCTCAAAACATCCAATCCAATACATCCGCTCCCCTTTTGGCTGGCCGTGCTTTTGGTACGTTCCACTCAGAGCAAGAATTGACCATCGTTACCCGCCTACTGAAGGACGCTAAAGGTCTGCACACTGCACAGGATCTTAAAGACTACTGCACGGGCTACAAAGAGACACTGACAGGTGGCAGTGCGTCTAAAGATTCACAAGCTTACATGGTACGCACGATCCTGAAGGTAGCGACTGGGCTTGATGCCAAACTCTGTGACTACCACAAGGTGAAGACACCAGCCGCCGGTCAAAAGGTAGTCCAGAAGCAGATAGACAAGGGCTCAAAAGGGCTCAATTCACTATCAGCCGCTCTCCGCATCCCCAGCGCTGGAAAAGCTGAGAAAGACCCAGAGCCCGAATCAGAGACCAGCACCGGAGATACTAGCGATGCATGGTTCGATGCCGCTATTAAGCTGGGCCACTCTGAGAAATACGGACTGACCACTGACGAAATGATGACGCGAATCGCTAAGGCCATCGCCAAGTAACGCCACACTCAGCCCTTCCAAGCCCTGCCATCATGGTGGGGCTTTTTTTTGCCTGTCAGAAGCCCTCAGAAGCCCTCTAAGACACGTTCTATTCCTACCCTATACTACCCCTAAGCCCTATCTAATCGCTCTCACAAGGCTATACAGAGCCTCTGATTTGACATGGCCCTTATGCTTTGAGATAATATATCTAGTGGGGTCTTATGTCCTGCTGTTATATAAAAACTCAAACGCATTTGAGAAATGAAAGGAGAAAAAAGTTATGGCGTACATAGTAATGGCTCGTGATGAGTGTGGTGATGAGACTCGTCCTAGTGATAGCGAGTGGGACACTGCTCGTGAAGCTAACGATGAGGTGTGGACGTTGCGTGATAAGTATCCAGAGTATCGGACGTTCTGGGTGGAGCAGTTGCGTGACAAGGACTACTACCTAGAGATGCATTCGTGGAGGGATTATGACACTTACTAAAGAACAGCGTCATGCACTGTTATGTGTGTGGCAACGTGGTGAATCAGACTTGAGTTACCTGCAGTTCAGGCGTACAGTTGAGTCTGGTTTTTGTATGGATGGCGCAGTCATCGTGCCGTGGTGTGGTATGTGGCTTGCCATTGAGACTGATGGGTATACCCATAGCTAAGGAGAGAAGTGATGATCGTGTTTAATTATCCAAGCAAGAAAGTGTTGAAAGAGAGCATCGGTAAGCCGTTGCGTTACATTGAAACCGGTATGTTTGGGCCTGAGTATGTACGTGATGGGCAGTTGACAGGTGCTAATCGTCCACACATTACGGGCCGTGGTCGTGAGTTCTTTGCCACTGTCACCATGAGTGGTGGAAAGATAGCGAAGGTGAAGTGATGCGTACTAGCGCGAAGGACAAAAAGGTACTGGCTCATTTGTTCTCTGATTTGTTGGAGAGTTTGAGGCTGACGTTATCTGCTGAAGAAGTAAAAGATGTGGAGGAAAAACTTTTACTGATCTGTACTTACTGTCATGTGAAACCAGAGACAGTTACAACGTGGTCGGAACATTACTTTGTAGATAAGTGTAATTGTCAGATGGAGGTACGAAAGAAGGGAGAGATTTATGAGTAGACTTACTGATGCACGAGCTGCAGTGGGTGGACTAGCTAACCCAAGCAAGGTTCCGTGCAGATCCACATCGACACCAGCGGAGAACTGTCACACTGGTTCAAAGCTGATGAAGGTGAAGGGTTCTGTATGTGAGAACTGTTATGCCTGCAAGGGTATGTATGTTTTTCCTAATGTAAAGAAGGCGCTGAAGCGTAGACTTGATGCTCTTTCTCATCCTGATTGGGTGGAGAACATGGCGATATCTATCAACAAAGCGCCGTACTTTAGGTGGCACGATTCGGGTGACATACAGGGTGTGTGGCATCTAGCCAACATCGTGGAGGTAGCGAAGCGTACACCTGAGACTAAGCACTGGTTGCCTACGCGGGAGGCTAAGTATGTTTCTCAATACCGTGGTGACGTACCAGACAACCTAATCATTCGTGTGTCTGCCGCCATGATTGATGGGCCTCCACCCAAGAGGTTTGATTTGACATCGACAGTACACAAAGATAGAATCCCTACTAACTCGTTCGTATGCCCCGCACCTACACAGGACAACAAGTGTGGGGAGTGTCGTGCGTGTTGGGATAAAGCAGTACCAAATGTAAGTTACACAAACCATTAACTGGAGAAAGCCAATGACAATACTACAGTTTGATAACAAGTACCCAGAGTATGCAGCACCATGTGAACGGCCTGTATTACAGAAGCTAGTTGACATACTGCTACATGACGATGGTAAGGTGTCAGTGTGGGATGGCGAAGAGCTATCTGTGCAAGGGTGTAGTGACAAGCTACACATACTGAAGAATCTATCTCAAGTTGAGATGGATCAGATAGAAGCGTACGACAAGGATGGTAACTGTCGTGGGTGGTTCTCGTTGATCTACAACAACGGGTCGGAGCAAGATCCTATGGTTGTGATCTCAGACTACGGTGCTAACGAGTGGTGCGAGAACGTGTGGAACAGACTGAATGAAATGTTTGGAGAGTAACTATGAATGTGTTGGAAGAAATGCGTAACTTCAGACAGAACTTACGTAACCTCAAAGCTGACAACCTACGTTCGATGCGATACTATGAGCGTGAGTATGGTAAGACAGATACTGTTGCCAGTTTTATGAGTGGTATGGCAAGAGGTAAGGCTGCTCCTTTGATGAGCATTGACTACATTATCAAAAGACTAGAGATGGAGGATGAGTATGGGAACAGCTAGTATGTATGGTAATCAGGTGATGGAAGCGGAGTTGGACTGCGATTGGATGACCATCGACGCAACCATTGAGTTTATGAACCACGGTGGAGAGGAGAACTTAGTTGAGATTATCTCAGTTAAAACAAGAGGAGTGGATATCACTTCTTGGGTCAATTGTAATTACATCTATGATCTTATATCTGACCATATAGCAGAGGCTGATTATCACTGGTCAGATCATGGTGAACACTATAAATCATTGGGAGTAGAGTTATGAGTTATTACATCAGAGAAAATGAACACGCTAATGTGGGCGACATGGTTATCTATCATGTGGTGAAACGTCTGCGTGACTTCAAGCCAGAGAACGGTCTTGAGTACATTGTATTTCCTAGCAAGAAGAAGATGGAGACTGCCATCTTTGTTGACCTGTACTGTGGTAAGAATGATAAGCTGGTCAAGCTCAAAGACAGATCACTGATGAGGTTCTAAGATGAGGGAAGGTATGACACACACAGAGATCGCAAAGGTGTTGGGCGTCTCGCGTGAAACAGTACGCAACATCGAGCGAAGGGCATTGTGGAAACTGAAGCGGTCAGGTCAACTGGACAAGTTCTTGTGTCTACTTGAGATGGAAGTTCAGGCATACTACGGTGAGAAGGCACGGAGAGTTAAACAGTGTGAATAGTACATTGCCTTTTTCTTTAGAAATGTGGTATACTCTCTATATAGATAACTAAGTATTAATACTATTACTAATACTATTACTAATACATAGGAACTACATAGTATGACTAGAGATGAAATGATTGAAGAACTGGTTGAGTACGAATTTACTCAGGTTACGATGGTGGAAGTGGTGCAGATGTATATCAAGCTGCAACGTGAGTTCATGGATCAGACCTTCACTGATGACGATATATCCGAAAGGTACAACGATATCTTTGGTGAAGAGGAGGTGGTACACTGATGGCGTTTGTTAAATTACACCAAGAGTGTGGTGACTGTGGCTCAAGTGATGCGTTGTCCTACAATGAAGACGGTTCTAGTTATTGCTTTGCTTGTGCTAAATTCACCCCACCAGAGGACACAGGAGGCTCTGTGAGCAACATTAACGAGCGAGTAGTACCCGGACAAGGGTTCAACAAAGCGGCCTTTGCAGAGCCATACAAGGGCTATCACGAGAGGGGACTTACTGCCACTACAATGGCGGCATACTCCGCACAGCAGAAAGCAGGCAACGTGTTGTTTGGTTATCACAGCCAAGACGGTGAGCTTGTTGCGTGTAAGACTAGGACTGAAGATAAGAACTTTAGTATCAGTGGAGATTGGAAGAAGGCTGGTCTATATGGTCAGCATATGTTCCCGTCTGGTGGTCAATATATAACCGTAGTGGAGGGAGAGTTCGATGCCTTGGCAACCTATCAAATGTTTGGCGGCAAGTATCCTGTTGTGTCTATTCGTAATGGCGCCCAAGGTGCTGCTGCTGACTGCCGCAGATCCTACGACTTCTTGGATCAGTACGATCATATTATCTTTTGTTTTGACAACGACGATCATGGCCGCTCTGCTGCTCTAGAGTGTGCTGACATCTTTGGTGGTAAGTCTAGGATCTTTCATCATGGTGAACACAAGGATTCGTGTGACTACCTACTGAACTCAGACAAGGAGGACTTTGTTAAACGGTGGTGGGCGGCGAAGACCTACACACCTGATGGTATGGTGATGCTGGGTTCTCTGCGTGAGGCTCTGAAGAAACCATTGGAGGAGGCAGAGGTCCGCTACCCATACAAGGGGCTAGATGACATGACGTTTGGTGTACGTCCTACTGAGTTAGTTACCATCTGTGCTGGATCTGGTCTGGGTAAGTCTACGTTCATGCGTGAGCTAGTGTTCTCCATCCTTGGACAGACCAACGACAGGGTGGGGCTAGCGTTTCTTGAGGAGACACCGGACAGGACAGCGCGTGGTCTGGTTGGACTGCAGATCAACAAGCCTATCCACCTGCCGGGCTGTGACTACTCAGCAAGTGAGGTAGACCAAGTGTTTGATAGTCTTGATCTTGATGACCGTGTTGTACTGTGGGATACGTTTGGTTCCAACAAGATTGAGAACGTACTGGCACGGTTCCGTTATCAGATCAAGGTGTTGGGTGTGCAGTACATCGTGCTGGATCACATATCCATACTGGTGTCGGATCAGGACAACGGCGACGAGCGTAAGGCTATCGACGAGATAATGACTAAGCTACGTATGTTCTGTCAGGAGATGCGGGTGTGTATGTTTGTTGTGTCACACCTCAAGCGTCCTGATGGCAAGGGACACGAGGACGGTGCATACACCAGCCTTGGACAGCTACGTGGGTCAGCAGCGATAGCACAACTCAGTGACATAGTGTTAGGATTAGAACGCAATGCACAGGCAGAAGATCCTATGGTACGTAACACCACCAACGTGCGTGTTCTGAAGAACAGGTTCAGTGGTATGACAGGACCGGCGACTGCGCTGATGTACAACAAGGACACGGGGAGGCTCACTGAGATATTTGAATGAGGTGTATTGCTTGTGATAAGATACTAACAGACTACGAGCTAACCAAGAAGTTCAGCGGAAGTGGGGAGTTCGTTGATATGTGCAACGAGTGTAGTCGATTTTTAGTTGATGATGATTTGACTGCAATGGGTAACATAGACTATGCTAGCCTGAGTGACTTGGAGGAAATCAAAGATGTCGAAGATGGGACAATGGATTATGGAACAGGAACAGAACAGGGAGACGAAGAATGGTGGTAGCAGACTGTCAGACAGACAAGAGCGTGATCTCGCCTACTACGAATACTGTGTTTTTAGACATAGAGGCAGACGGCCTGAACCCTACGAAGATACACTGCGTGGTTACAAAGAGACCGAACGAAGCTCACTTGACGCATTTATCTAGACGGAGTTTGATGGATGAACTGGCAAAAGGTGGCAAGGTATGTGGACACAATCTTGTTGGTTACGATCTTCCTGTTATGCGTAAACTGTGGGGCATCCGTATACCATCACATAGAGTTGTCGATACTCTAGTACTGTCTCGCCTGTTTCATCCTGATCTAGATGGTGGACACAGCCTAGCTGCATGGGGAACTAGGCTTGGCTTTGCTAAAGGTTCACACGACGAGTGGGATGAGCTATCACCTGAGATGGTTGAGTACTGTAAGCGTGACGTTGATGTGACTCAGCGACTGCACGATGCACTTATAGGACAGATGCAGATGTTTGGTTTTACTAAGCACTGCGTTGACCTTGAACACAGCGTTGCGTTTATCTGCAAGGATCAGGAAGACAACGGCTTTGAGTTTGATAAGCAGGGCGCTGTTGACTTGTATGAAGAACTGACTACACGTATGCACAGGATTGAGAAAGACTTACAGCAAGTGTTCCCACCCATAGTAGAAGAGAGGATCAGTGATAAAACACAGAAGAGACTCAAAGACAAAGTCACGGTATTCAATGTCGGCAGTAGACAACAAATCGCAGAGCGTCTTGCTGGCAAGGGCGCTGTGTGGAAGGAACTCACTCCCGCAGGAAAACCAAAGGTGGATGAGGCAACGCTTAAAAAGCAGACTCACATTCCAGAAGCAAAGATTATATTGCGTTACCTTCTGTGCCAAAAACGCGCATCTCATGTGGACTCGTGGATTAAAGCAGTTGGCGAAGACAACAGAATACATGGCCACGTCAGGCACATCGGAGCTGTCACCGGACGGATGGCACACTCCTCTCCGAACATGGCTCAGATACCTGCAGTAAGGGCTGAGTATGGTAAGCAATGTCGTGACCTATTCACCACACCTGAAGGCCGTGTTCTGGTTGGCGCTGATGCCAGCGGTCTTGAGCTACGTATGCTTGCACACTACATGGATGATGAATCCTACACCAACGAGATACTGTCTGGTGACATACACACAGCTAACCAGACAGCCGCAGGACTAGAAACAAGAGATCAGGCTAAGACATTTATCTATGCGTTCCTGTACGGTGCAGGTGATGCCAAGATAGGTAGTGTTGTAGGAGGCAGCGCCGCTCATGGTAAGAAACTCAAAGCAGCGTTCCTTGAGAACACCCCTGCTCTAGCAAAGCTACGCTCTGAGACTATGGCAGACGCAGAGACGGGCTTTCTAACTGGACTAGATGGCAGACGCATACGTGTACGATCACAACACGCAGCACTGAACACACTGCTACAGGGCGCTGGCGCTGTGGTAATGAAGCAAGCTATCGTTATCCTGTATGATCTACTGGCTCGTGTTGACTTCAAGCTAGTCGCACAGGTACACGACGAGTGGCAGATAGAATGTAAACCAGAGGACGCAGACTTCATAGGTAAGTCGTGTGTCAACTCAATGATATTCGCAGGTGAAGTCCTGCAACTGAACTGTCCGTTAGACGGAGAGTATAGGGTTGGTAATAGTTGGGCTGATACCCACTAGCACAATTCTATTTTATGTGGTATAATATTATGGTAAGTTTAATTAGTGGAGAGATACACTATGTCTAATGAAGCACCCAATGTAATGGTCAACTGCTCTTTGTTCTGGCCTAACCTGACTCACAAGAACGAGTTAGCTGGTAAGTACACAGTCGATGTTGGTAACCTATCTGACGCTGCTATTATGGCGTTGGAAGACATGGGACTTAACATTCACAACAAGGGGGATGAACGTGGAAACTACATCACCTGTAAGTCAAAGAACAAGTACCGTGCGTTCAAACCTGACGGATCAGAGTTACTCATCAAGGGACGCACACCACGGGACGAGGAAGATGACCCCGAATCAGGAGTCGTGGTGGGTAATGGTTCTACCGCTAGGTGTCTCGTCGGATACTACGATTGGGAATACCTCAAGAAGAAAGGTCGTAGTCCCTCTCTCAAGCGTCTAGTAGTTGAGAACGTAGTAGAGTACGCACCTGAAGCAGAAGAGATGGAAGCTCTGTGATATTGGTTGATGGGGATATGCTGGTGTACCGTGTGGGGTTTGCTTGTGACAACGAAACTAAAAAGGTTGCCACACAAACTCTAGACAATTACCTATCCGAAATGATTGCTGACTTGTCAGCTCATTACACCACCAGCACTGTATTCCTGACGGGAAAGGGCAATTTCAGGGACGAGATTGCCACCTCTCAATCATACAAAGGTGATAGAAAAGAAAAGCGCAAGCCTGTACACAAGAAACTGCTCCGTGACTTTATGGTATCAGAGTGGAATGCACAGGTTGTTGACGGTATGGAAGCTGACGATGCTATTGCTATCAAGGCGACTGAGCTAGATCATAAAGCTATCATCTGTTCTTTGGACAAAGACTTCAAGCAGGTTCCTTGTCCTATGTATGATTACACAAAAAAGAAGATGAAGCCCACTACACCAGAAGATGCTATGCGTTGGCTATACAAGCAAGCATTGATGGGTGATCGTGTCGATAACATTCCGGGTATACACGGTATCGGTCCCAAGACAGCAGATAAGATCATAGATCCTTGCACTACTGAGTGGGAATGCTACAGCGTGTGCCTGACTCATTACTGGGACAACGAGTTGGATGAAGACAGACTATTAGAAAGTCTCAACCTTCTCTATCTGTTACGCTCACCTGAAGATAGGTATAGCAAACCAAGTGAAATATGATTCTAAGTTTGAGAAAGAAGCCCATGAGATTATGCAGGGCTGTGAGTACCATCCAGAACAACGCTTGTTCTACCTTGTCCCTAAACATTACGAGCCTGACTTTGTCTACACACACAGTGGTAAGACATGGTACATAGAAGCCAAGGGTAGGTTCCGTACATCAGAGGAGGCACGTAAGTATGTCATCATCGCAGAGACACTTGGGCCAAAGGAGGAGTTGGTTTTTCTCTTCCAAAGACCAAGAACACCAATGCCGGGATCACGAAGAAGAAAAGACGGTACACGCTACACAATGGAAGAGTGGGCAGAAAAAAATGGATTCCGTTGGTACACTATCGAAACAATACCCACAGGATGGAGAAGATGAGACATCTAGTAATACCTGACACTCAGATCAAACCGGATCATCCTATAGATCATATGCAGTGGGCTGGCAGGTACGCTTGTGCTATCAAGCCTGACGTTATTATACATCTGGGGGATCATTGGGATATGCCATCGTTGTCATCGTATGACGTTGGTAAGAAGTCGTTTGAAGGTAGGCGTTACTCTGCTGATGTCGAAGCAGGCAACGAAGCAATGCAAGTGTTTATGGACTGCATACGAAACGAACAGAAGCGTTTGAGGCAACGTAAAAAGAAAGTGTGGAAACCTCGCATGATCTTTACGGTTGGTAATCACGAGTATAGGATTGAACGTGCAGTAGAGAACGATGCAAAACTAGAAGGACTTATGAGCTATGAGGATCTTAATCTCAGGGGGTGGGAGACTTATCCGTATCTGCAGCCGGTGGTTGTGGACGGTATCGCTTATTGTCATTTTTTCACTAGCGGCGTTATGGGTCGCGCAGTTAGCAATGCAAAGCTACTGCTCCAAAAGAAGCATATGTCTTGTGTCATGGGACACGTACAGGACAGAGACATAGCCTTTGACAGAAATGCAGCAGGAAAAAGAATGACAGGTTTGTTTGCTGGTATTTACTATCAACACGACGAAGAGTATTTAAACCCTCAAACCAACGGATCATGGTCTGGTCTATGGGTGTTTAATGAAGTAGACAACGGCACGTTCGATGAGATGCCTGTGTCTATGTCATATCTTAGGGGGAAGTATGGATGAAAACATTCGATGAAATGTTAGAGTTGATTAGTCACAGCTTGGATGAAGTGACGCTTTTAGAAGTTTTAGAGATTAACTCAGAGGATATTGTTGTTGCTTTTTCCGACAGGATACGCAATCAACTACATAAGTTTAACGGGCTGGAAGAGGAAGTAGATGAGTAACATGAATGAAGCAACACCAGAAGAATGGGACAAGGCCAGCACCACAGTGTACGGTAAACTGTTTCACCCAGACGATCCTGCAATACAAAAACAAGTAGGTGGCAGTCACTACAACCGTTACACAATACAGCCAGTAGACTTTATTATTGCTAACGATCTAGATTGGTGTGAAGGTAATGCCATCAAATACATTACAAGATGGAAAGACAAAAACGGAGTAGAAGATATTAAGAAAGCTATCCACTATTTAGAAATACTATTGGAACGTATACAAAATGACGAACGTAATTGAAGGTAACTTTAAAAAAGATGTTCCTGCTAATGAGTTTCTTTCTGCTTGTGCATTAAGAGCGCAAAACCAAATTGAAGAAGGAAGAAATCCTAAAGTAGTTGTAGTGTTCTTTGAAAACGGCTACCCGTTAGAAGTAACATCATCAGAACAATATCCTGATGGGGTGTTTATGACACTTCATTTAGCAGCATCAGCAATTATCAATGAAACATTGGGCATAACAGGAGAACCAGAATAAATGGATGCATACCAGCAGTACATACACAAGTCTCGCTACGCACGATACCTACCAGAAGAGAAACGCAGGGAGACTTGGGAAGAGACAGTAAACAGATACGTCAACTACTGGGTTGATCGTGCTGACCTGAATGACTTTGAAGTATCAGAGATGTTTAAGTCTATCCATGACCTAGACGTAATGCCTTCTATGCGAGCGTTGATGACTGCTGGTGAGGCGCTAGATAGGGACAACGTAGCAGGGTTTAACTGCAGCTACCTGCCTATTGACCACCCCAAAGCGTTCGATGAGATGATGTACGTTCTTATGTGCGGTACAGGCGTAGGGTTTAGTGTAGAGCGACAGTACGTACAAAAACTACCAGAGGTGGCAGAGACATTCCATGAAACCGATACAGTTATTAACGTGGCAGATTCGAAGATCGGATGGGCGAAATCGTTTAGGGAGTTGGTATCACTGCTGTATTCGGGTCAGGTTCCCCAATGGGACGTTAGCAGAGTACGACCTGCAGGTTCCACGCTTAAAGTTTTTGGAGGTAGAGCAAGTGGTCCAGAACCTCTGCTTGACTTGTTCCGATTTACAGTTGATCTCTTTCAGGGAGCGGCTGGACGAAAACTTAGCTCCGTTGAGTGCCACGACCTTTGCTGCAAGATTGCTCAAATCGTCGTCGTGGGAGGAGTCAGACGATCAGCACTCATCAGTCTCAGCAATCTCACAGATGACCGATTGCGACGATGTAAGTCAGGACAATGGTGGGTAGACAACCCCCAGCGAGGACTATCAAACAACTCTGCGTGTTACACAGAGAAGCCAGATTTTGAGGCATTTTTAAATGAGTGGACAAGCCTATACGAATCCCGATCTGGAGAGCGAGGCGTCTTTTCTAGAGTGGCTAGTCAAAAACAAGCTGCAAGAAACGAGCGACGAGATGCTTCCTTTGATTTTGGAACTAATCCATGTAGTGAGATCATCCTCCGACCCTATCAATTCTGTAATCTATCAGAAGTTGTTGTCAGGCCGTCCGATACTCTCGCAGACCTCAAACGAAAAGTACGCATTGCGACTATCCTTGGAACTTTACAGGCTACCCTCACCGACTTCCGGTACTTGAGAAGTATCTGGAGAGCTAATACAGAAGACGAGGCGTTGTTGGGTGTATCCCTAACAGGTATCATGGATCACCCTACGCTGTCAGGACGAGGAGACAAGAGTGAACTTAAGAAGTGGCTTAGAGCAATGCGAGCAGAAGCCATCAAAACTAATGAGCAGTGGGCCAGTAGGCTGGGCATTAACGTATCTACAGCCATTACTGCTGTTAAGCCTTCAGGTACTGTTAGTCAGTTGGTCGATAGTGCTAGTGGGATTCACCCTCGCTACAGCAGTCAGTACATTAGGCGGGTCCGTGCTGACTCTCGTGACCCTCTGTGTGCCGTCCTAGAGGCCGCAGGAGTGCCTGTGGAGGACGATGTTATGTCACCTAGTACCAAGGTATTTAGCTTTCCTATCGCGTCTCCTGAAGGCGCTGTGACAGCCTCAGACATGGGTGCTATGGAGCAGCTAGAACTGTGGGAGATATATCAGGATGAGTGGTGTGAGCACAAGCCGTCCATGACGTGCTACTATCGAGACGATGAGTTCTTGGAGGTGGGCCAGTGGTTGTACAACAAGTTCGACAAGGTTAGCGGTATCAGCTTCCTGCCGTACTCAGACCACACGTACCAACAAGCACCATACGAACCTGTGGACAAGAAAGAGTACAGACAACTTGCTAAAGACTTTCCTAAAGAAATATCGTGGGACATAGAAGAAGCCAGCGACATGACTGAAGGATCACAACAACTGGCTTGCACAGGAAACAACTGCGAGTTATGACATGAAGAATATGGAGTAACCTTTGTTACTACCACCTACGTCCTCTGGCTTATCTTTGGAGTCATGGGACGTAGGTATTCCTTCCTTCTGCATCTTCTTAACGCGATCTTTAGAACGCTCACACATACTGTGATAGTCGATAGATGTATAAGAAACTGTATGTTTATCATCGTTCATTCGCTAAAAACTCCTTTGAGTGTTTTACCTACAATCGGTAGAGCAAAGATTGTTTCATCAGGTAAAGGATCACCTTTCCTAAAAGCATCGGCTATGTCTTCTAAGACTGCACCGGGGAGAGTAGCACCCAGTGGAGGTAGCACATTAGTAGCCATTGCAGTTAAAGGATCGTTCATAAACTTATCGTAACCGTAGTCGTTAGCACCCATAGCACCAAACGTAACAACAGATCCTATTTGGTAAAGAGCAGATACTGCACCTTCTACTGGGTCAGGAGACTCTCCTTTTAAAACCTGACGAGCCTCATTAACTACCCCATACCCTCCACCTGACAGCACAACGTACTTAGCTAAGTTTTCTAGTGCTTGTTTCTTGTTACCAGCTTTCCACTCTCTGTATATCCTACGCTCCATTAAATCAAACTGTTTGATTGCAAAACCTTTTAACATATAAAAAATACGAGCATTAGGATTAGCCAAACCTGCCGCTGTTTGCGCTGCTGCGTTGATAGGCTGTAGCTTGAACAAATCAAACATAACAAGATCACGTACTAGCTCACTGTCTGTAACGCCATCAGCAATGTCTTTCTTTAGTTGTTGTATCTCAGGTTTACTAAAACTGTACTGCCACTTAGTATCAAAACTACCATCAGCTATGTCTTGTCTTGCTTTGTTAAAGGAAGCACCCATGATACGACTCTTACCAAACTGATCTAGTTTAGAAAAACCAGACCACTTCATAGACCACTCAAGCAAGTCTTCACTGGCTTTAGCAGCGCCCTCAATAAACCTATTACCTGAAGTATAACCACCAAGAGCATCTATATCTTTTTGAGTTCCTTTACGAGCCTTACGTACAAACTCACCAAACACCTGACGAGCTAGTCCCATATCAGCAGGGTTAAAATCAATACCGCCTTTAGCAAACACAGCTTTAACTACATTGCCTAGACCAAGCTCAAAGGAAGCATTAAACAAATCGTGGACGTTCATCAAAGCGCCGTAAGGATTAGCAATAGTACCTACGTAGCCAAGACTACGAATCATATCTAGCTCACTCGCCATCCCTTTGTTAGCGTTGATACCTAAGTCATCAATAATTTGTTGTGCGTTCTTAATCTGTACGTCAGAATAACCCTCACGCTTTAAGGCTTCTTCAATGATGTTGTCATCAAACAAACGGAACTTACCTGCCTCGTAAGATGCAGTAGCTTCTAACTCACTAGCACCTTCCTTTACAGCTTTAGGGTCTAGGTTTTTACCTACAACAAGTGGTTTACCTGCTGTTCTAAAACCAAGCTGCTCACCTATTTCCATTCTAGTTAGAGTTTGACGTTGCCATGTCCAGTGCGAATCAAATATATTCGCATACTCCTGTTGTTTCTCAGGAGGACGTTTAGCATTAGCCTTTCTCCACTTTTTCATTGAAGGACGTTGAACATTCTTAGAGGCTGCATCCTCTGCTTTAACTGCGGCCCTATCTCTATAAGTCCTTAGAGAAGCATCTTTCATTACTGATTCAGGAGCAGAGTGCATCCATACAGGAGTTACTTCTCCCGCTGTTACTTGTCTGCGGTATCTACTAGAAAATGCAACGTTATCATCAAAAAACTTTTGCAATCTTTCAGGTGCGCCCTTACCTATTTTAGCTCTAGATAAGTTCATAGCAGCTTGTAAAGATTTTTCTTTAAACTCTAAAGACAAACGCGGATTAACTGCGTCTAGTAGTAGATCGTTAAACTTAGGATTAGAAGATGCTAGTTCGCGGAACGGTTCCATACCTTTCCACATACTGTCAAGTTCAGTTTGTTTCCTTGTTACCCTGTTCATAGCCCTAACAAGACGCTGTGAAAAAGCAACGCCTACTGTCTCTTCAGCAAGAGTAGCAAGAGGAGAAGCTAAACGCCTAAACCGAACAAGAGCTTTCTGCGCTTCAGGGATAGTACGACCTACGTCAGCAGAAAGACGCCCAGTAGTCATGTCTAATAAGTCTTGACGTAGATGCGCCATGTCATCAAGAGTTTCAAAAGGCTCATCTAAAGTTTTACGCAAGTCTTTGATAGCCTTATCAGAGCGTACTACTCTATTTAGCTGACGAATGTCTACACCCATGTCTTCAGCGTACCCTTTCATGCGCTGATAAAAAGGTACTAAGTCTTTAGGTAATGCGCCTTGTCTACCTACGACATCTCCAAGAAACTCAATCTCTCGCATTAACAATTGAGTGGCTAGTTCTGCATTAGTTATATCTTCAGGCGCTCTGGACATCCTAGCAGCCACAACTAACTCTTCTTGTGCTTCAGCACGAGCTTTGTTGAACTCTTCAATGGTGTTAAAACGTTTGGTGAAGGAAGGGTCTAGTATTTTATCAAAGGCTTTTCCTGTCAAAGCGCCTAATGCACCGTAACCTATACCTTGGAACAGCCTGTTTTCAAAGCCTTCACCTGTAGCAACACCGTAGATAGAAGACTCAATACCTGCCTGTGCTGCAATAGACGTAACGCCTGCTTTAGCTAAACCACGAGCAAGACCAATACCTGTGGGTAAAGTAGCTATTAGCTCAACAGGAGTAGCCAACTGTGCCAACTCAGGATTGTTTTTGCGGAACTGCTCTCGTGCTACTTCATACTCAGCCTTAGCCCTATCATATGTTTTATCAGTAGTAGCAGATTCTATAGCAGCTTTCATCTCTCCTAGCAAACCAAGAGTAACACCTTCTCCTGCTTCTGTTACAAGAGAAGCAATACGTTTACCTTGTTCGTTAGCTAGTTCTCTACGAATGTCAATGGCTTTTTGAGGAATAACAATATCATCAGTCTTTCTCTCCTTTGCAGGAGGATTAATAATATCAATGGCAGACTGAGGAATAACAATACCTTCAGGCTTTGGAGTTTCTGCTAGTTCCCTATCAGGTACAGAGACTTCCTGAAGCAATTCAGTCGGTACTTGTTTTCTATCAGGTGTAGTTACTTCAGCCAGACGCTGATCCATTACAGATTCATAGTCTGTGTATGGAGCAGGTACTTCTTTTTGTGCTCGTTGTGGGACAACCACTTCATCTACTTTTCCAGCACGACGAGGTACTTCTACTTCTTTAAGTAATTCAGTGGGTACACGTTGTGCATCAACATCTACTTCAGGAAATCTACCAGCACGTTTAGGTACTTCTACTTCTTTAAGTAGTATCTTCTTAGCTCTCTCAGGTATTTTGATCTCAGCAAAACGTCCTGACCTTTCGGGTGTCTCAATCGCCTCAAGAACTATTTTCTTAGCACGTTCAGGAACTTTAATATCAGCAAAGCGACCAGACCTTTCAGGTACAGTAACCTCTGCAGGAACACGAGGCTGCATAGCTTCCATCTGAGTAGCTGCTAACTCAGATATTAAACGAGGTTCTGACCCTACTGGTTCAGAATTAGGGCGTATAGTAACTACGTTGTCTTTGATTCTATCAAACTCTCTGTTTACAACCTTAATAGTTGGACGATTTGGCGTACCTGCGTAATGTGCCTGATAAAATATCTTTTTACCAGCGCCTAAAAGATCACCTTCACCCCATGCTTTTTGCATATCAGCATCTTTAGCTCTAGCGTGAGTACCTACCATCAAAAGAACACGTTGTTGGTAATCAGATAACGATCTTGGATCACGATTAGGATTCTTTAGCTCTTCTGTTACCCACTCAGGTACAGCCGTTTTTGTTTTTCTATACGCATTAACAGTAGATTGTAAATAACTACGATAAGTTTCATCAGTAAACTGATAGTTACCTTTGGCAGACGTACCACCTTCACCTACTCGCTCTCTGTTACTGGTATTTTTACCACCACTAGATTCAATTTCTTTTACCGCTTCAATCCAAAGTAGTATATTATCTTGTGTAAGATAAGGATCAAGGTTCATCATGTCCAAGGCACGACCAACAGCAGGATCTCTAAAAAGAGGATCAAGTGTTTTTGCTCGCAATTCTTTAGCAGTTGCTACGGGCATATTTTTCTACTCAGCAGATACGATGATATCTATATTTATATACTAAAGAGCACTTGCAGGAATAAACGGAGTACCTACCCCTGTTTCTGTCGATCTTTCTGTGCTTAGAGACTCATCAAGTTTCTGTGTAGCTAACCTAACGTCTACAGGATCATTAGGATCAAGTTGAGGATTAGCAGCGAACACTTCAGCAAGTGCATCTTTCCGTGCAGTAGCTTCTCTTTGTTGGTTCTGAACAAACTTCTCAGATCGTTCAAAAGGCTCAGGATAGTTACGTCTTAACCACTGCTCAACAATAGGAGCAACTTCTGATTCAGATCGTCCAGTAACTAAAGAGTTAATCTCACTAAGCTGTTCCGGTGTAAGGTCTTCAATCACTGTGTTAATGTCATCATAAAAGATATCAACAAAGTCTCCTTTTTCAGCAATACCTTGCATTGTCCACCTTACAAGACCTTCTGCTCGCGCACTAGTAACAGGATCAAGATAAGCAGTTGCCGCTGCTACTTCTTTCTCTCGCTTAGATTTAAGATAGCCTCGCCAAACTGTTCTTTGACCTAGCACATCAGGAGGCACTGTAAGGCCTGCTTTTTCCATTTCTTTTATTTGTATTGGAGTAGGGTTTTTAAAGTTTGCCATATCCTCTGCAAATTGTTTATCAGCTACTTGAATTTTTTGTTGTGCTTGACGCACAGTTTGTACTGCTTTGCGAAAACCTGCTTGTTCTAATTGTGCAGCTTTAGCATTCCACGCCTCTGTACCAAACTCTAAACGCTCTAAAGCAGAGATAGCCATTTGCTGTCTTGCTCCCTCAATCTTAGAGTTTGTTTCTATCTGGGCAAGTTGAGTTTTAGTTACAGCGGCTCTTGTTTCATCACCTACACCAACAAATTTAGCAGCGTCAATTCCTCTTGTATCTTTGGCAATTTCTACCATCTGATCTTCAAGAGTGTCTATATAAAAGTTAGCCGCTTCTTTTCTAGATATATCGTCAGATTCTAGTAAGATACTTGCCTGCTCATTAAGCTGTTGCTGTAGACCAACTAACTGGTTTTGTCTGTTGTTTAAAACACCAGCTTGTTGTGTTTGTTGTAAGATAGGAAGAGTTTCCATTATGTCTTTTGTAGGCACATTAAGACCCTGCAGACTGCCTATGTATGATTGCATAGTTTCAGCATCAAAACGTCCTTCAGTAGCAGCTTGTTGAGCAGCCAACATACCACCCATCATGCCCTTTTCTCGTCGCTTTCTTTCTTGTTCATTAAGAATAAGGGCAGGAGTCATAGCAGCACCCTTTGCAGCCTCTGTTAAAGTCTGCTGATAGGTAGGAGTCAACAACCCTTGTAGGAATGTTTCTGAAAATTTAGCCATGTGTCTTAGCCTCCTAAGTTGTAAACAATGAACTTACAAGACTACCAACACCGCCGTCTTGAGTAGCTACCGGACTAAACAAACCACCTAAAATTCCTGAGCCAAGATTACCCAACAAGTTAGCTCGTGCTTGTTCAGCTATCAGTCTAGCCTGTAGACCGCTTATCTGAGTCTCACCAAACTCACCAGCGCCAAACAACTGAGCTTGTTGTTGTAACTGCGGGAACAACTGAGAAGCCTGCTGTACATTAAGCAGTTGAGCTTGTGGTACATAAGAAGCACCTAACATCTGTGTTCCTAAAGTAGATTGTTGTGCTTGTTCTGCTTGTGCTTGTTGTATTGCCAGCAAAGAGGCTCTGTTTCTAGCTTCTTCTTGTGCCTGTGCTAGAGCAAATTGTTCTGGTGAACCTCCAAACATAGAAGTTCTTACACCTAACCTACCCTGATTAAACAACCTTTCTTCTAAAGCAAGACGCTGACGTTCTTCTTCAGCGACCTGTGTTGCGCGAATACGGTCAAATACTTCCTGTTCACGCTGTGCTGTGGGCGTCATAGCCTGACCAAAGAACTGTTCAGCGCCACCCATTAGACCTGCCTGTAACGCTTGTTCTTCAGGAGACACAGCAAGGTCTGCGCCTACTCCCGTAATAGCACCTGTAGTGGGGTCTACTTCAGGAGTAACACCAAAACGACCGCCAGTAGCTGAAGTGACAGTAAACGGCTTAAACTTAGAAAGCTCTAAGGCTTGTTGAGCCATCTCCAACGTACCCGGAATACGTTGAGCATCTGCTCCTTCACCTACAGTAGTTCCTAGTACAGCTTGTTCACCTATATCAGAAAGACGGTCATACGCTTCTTTAGTGAGAAGACCTCCACCTATTGCTCCTCCTATCCCCAAAATTTTATCTAACATTGGGACACACCTCTCACGTTGTTATTATTCATACTGTTTTACCTATCAGTGCTAATACATTCATTTCCTGTAGGGATATAGAATTACCATTTACTTCTGTTTGTAGCCCCACAGAAACAACAGACCCATTGCCTGTGCAATTTAATGACTTACGACTAATCAAATCACCAAGTGTAAAATCTACTTGAGTGTATTCTGATTCACCATAAAATCCCGGCGTAGACGTACCTACTTTAAACCGTGACGTATTCGCCTGAATCGAAAAGTCATACGTCCAGCTAAGAATAATGTCAGCATCGTTACCACCAACAATAGTTGGTCTAATTTTTTTAAGTAACTTTAGTTTAGACGCATCACCAAATGTAAGGCCGGGACTTGAGTAACGAAAAATAAAAGATGAATTGTTATCATCGTAACCATCGTACTTACCAATACCATCTGTTGTGCCTATATAAACAGTGCCGTCTCTATCTCTAGCAAAACTTTTAAAATCAACACTAGGCCACTTAGTTACACGGAACGAACCATTTTCTAATCGGCCACGTAAATCAAAACAATAAATAAGATTGCTGTCAGGCAGACCTAATAAATAAAAATAATTTTCAGGACTATACACAGAAGTAGCTGGACTAGTTTTAAGTTTTATTTTTGCAATTAAGTCTTGTTTTATATTACGGCTTGCATCTGTTATAGGAAGAGACTTTTCTTGTATAACTCTTCCTAGGCTTCGCAAACCGTCATCACTTAAAAACAACAGATCAATACCAATATTTTGTACTGTTTTTCTATCTATGCAACCTACGCCTGATACAGTGTCGCTAATTGCCATGCTTGCGGGACTGCTTGCTCCTGAGTAAACAATAATACTATGTTCGCCAAACACTATAAGAAAGTCGTTATGCGCCGCTAAAGCAACAATCTTGTCTGAACCGTTAGGCCAAGCCTTTGCTACATCAATGTTGCCGCTAGAACCACCCGTAAAGGCGTTGCCATCTAGTAAATCAGACCAGTAAATAACCGTGTCGTTAGTAGCGTTACCAGCAATAAACAACCTGCCAAACGCAGCAAGCACCTCATTGGCTTTGAAAGTAGCGTTGGTGGCCCCACCGTTAGCTACCGTAAATGTTCTTAGCCCATTGCTATTATCGTGGACTAGTGGATCAAAGCCTCTCTGAAAAAAATAAGCCTTGTCGTTAAAGTTTACGATCTTCCAATCATTGGCCGTAATCGTATACGAGCCGGGGGTGACATCTGTCAGCGTAGTCGTACCACTCATTATTTTGTTGTTGCCAGTGCTAAATATCGTTTCGTTTCCAGCACTGTCGTAGAACTCGTGAATGTTGTGGATATGGTCTGTACCCAACGCTGTCTTGTTGGTTGTAATAACACTGTTACCCTGACGAGAAGCTAAACGGCCCTGTCGATCAATGATTGCGTTGTCTGCAACTTCAGCAAAAGATGTGTCCTGAGCAAGAGGAGAATCTTCTGTATTAATTCCCTGAAATGCAGGAGCAACTAAATTTATGCTTTGTAAAGGCTGTGCCATAATAATTCCTACGTTGTGTAGAAGATTGTTTCTTCAGGGTGCTTCTGTGCATCCATAGCAATAGCATCAGATAAATATTTGTCAGCTAAGGCAAAGTATTCAGGAGTAGATGTACCACCTGTTTCACCACGCTCACGAGCTAACAAAGCAATAGCCATGTGAATTACGGGACTGCTGGGTATAGCTAACGTGTCTGCATTAGCACTCAGAGGTACGTTGCGTAGAACTACTTTTACTTTTAACGAGTAAACGCCATCAGGTTTAGGATATACGTCAATTTGAGTATCGCCATTAGCGTCTACGCCGTTATAAGTAAAGTACTTAGGCGCGCCTGATACTGGGTTGTTTACAAAGAACTCGTTGTCAAACCATGCCTGTGTTTGGTACTGTAACTCGCAGTTTGAAGTGTCGTTTATAATCCTAAAAACTTTACCTTCGTCACCGCTGCCTGTTAATGAGTACGTAAAATCGTCAGCAGCCGTAGTAATAGTAAGTGTTGTACGCAACGCTGACCAATCCCAAGCTGTTTCTACAAGATCTTTTGCATCGTTTACAAAGTCACCGACCATCTTGCTATACGTACTTTCAGACACATTAGTTACTTCGTCTTCTCGTAAACGTCTGAGCACGTTGTTTACCAAATTTAAGTAGGTCATGCTAAGTTCCTAAAAATTAATTGTCCTATTGCATCCATAGAATTTGTAGGTCTCATCAACCCAGAAGGCTGTACAGAAGCAGGGGCTGTCATTAAACCAGACGCAAAATCAACAGGAGCTTGTTGTCGGATTGCTATGGGAACAGTAGGAGTATATTCAACAGTCCTTATAAAAGGATCTGCAGTGCCTGTTCCACCGCCACCGCCGCCGCCTCCACCGCCACCCCCACTAGGTGTAGGTTCAGGACCGCCTATTTCAATTGGAGCAGGATCTTGAGTATTGACATAAACTTCATCGTTTCCTCCTATTTCAATTGGATCAGGCGTAGGCGGTTCAGGATCAGGAATAAAAGGATCTTGATTTCTATCAACAGGCGTTCGACCATTACCACCGCCGCCGGGATCAGGTTTTCTACGATCATCATTTCCACCGGGAAGAATAAGATCTCTTCTACCGCCTACAACATCTGCTTGCCTTCTTCCACCAAATACAAGTTCGTCAGTGTCGGGATCATCAGTGGTATCAACAAAGATATCATCTTGATCTGGTCTTTCAACGGCTGTACGTGAACCGCCAAGGTTAACAATGTCATCTCCCTGTTTAGGTGTTGGCGTGGTTTCTTCATCTGGTGTAGTACCACCGGGAACAACAGTCGTAGTTGTATTAGTGTTACTATCAAAAATACCTTTAACACCATCGTATACGTTTACAAGAACTGCACCGCCTACAATGCCGCCTAAAGTTCCTGTAACCCAATCTTCAAAACCACCTAGCGTACCGCCCCAACCGGGGTCAGATGCATCTCCTCCAAAAACCTCTTCTACTTTACCATATACCCAACCACCTAAATCACCTAGTGTTCCTATAGGGTCTTTAACAAAATCTTCAAGGTTTCCGCCAATGTTTCCAACAGCGTCTATTACTTCTTGTATAGTTACATCAATAATTCCGGGAGGAAGAGGCACACCGGGAATTGCAATAGTGCTAAATACTTTCCAATTTTTCCAATCTTGAGGAAATATAATTTCTACACCCGCACCCATGTCTTTTTTAATTTTAGTCATGGGATCATCAATAACTGTTTCAAGAACAGTCATTACATTTTCTTCAGTAATAATTCCTTTAAGTTTTTCAGGAATTGAAGCCATAACAGAAGCAATCGCATCTTCATCTGATATTGCACTTGCATCTTTCCCTGTACCAGCATCAGTAGTAGTATCTTCTGTTTCTCTTGGATTTACATCTAGCCATCCTTGAGCTTTATCTTTAATTCCTTTAGGTGCATCAGGATTGTTTAGTATTTCATTTGCTTTGTTGTATGCTTCGTCTCCAAAGTAACACTCACTTCCTGCTTTGCCTACTAAACCACCAGCAGCGTTGCATAACGCTCTATCGCCACGCACTCCCGCACGATAGGCTGCGTTTACGGCTCTTGTTGCATCTAAATTAGGAGTGCCGATTATTCTTAAACCTGCCGTAAAAAAATTATTTACGTCGATTAAACCTTGTTGTCTGCTATCTCCTCCAGTGTCAACTGCCATATTACTTACCTTTCATCTTCATTAGTTTGTCAGCACCACGTATACCAAAGCTGGCTGTGACAGCAACAAACAACAAGTACTGGTAGTATTCAGGTAGTTTGTCTAGCTCAGTAAACGCAATGCCTACCCGCTGCATGATACTTAGGTCATCCATAGCTACTCCGTAGCAAACCGCCAATAAGGGCAGAGAAAGAACAACGGTAAACCATTCGTCTTTCCATGACCTCCCACTAGCTTCAGCCATGTGCTGTTCCCACGTAGCCGTGTTCTCAATGACTTTCATCTGAGCTACGTGCTTGGCCTGTGACTTCTCGTGTCGGTTAGCAAGCCAGTTCTGAGCCAAGTTTGCAACGGGTCCAACAAGTGCTGTCCACATAACTTACAAGCCTCTCATACGCTTTATAGTTTCAGTTTCCCAAATGCGTATGCCTGTCCATACAATTGTAAATAAAGCCGCTACTGCAGGTAACAAGCCAGCCAAGGCGCCAACTCCAGTTGCTACAGAAAGTGTGTCTACTACTTCTTTCATTCCGTCATCTTCCATAGTTATGCGCCTTTGATAAGTAAAGTTGTTCCGTATATAACACCGGATGCAACTACTGCTCCTACAACCATAGCAATTACGTCAGCTATTTTTTGTCTTTTTTTACGCTGTTGGTATACTGCTTTTTCTCTTCGTAAACGTATGTCCTTACGTAACTGCATCATTTCTACGTAAGTGTCTTTACCGTATGCCCAGACAATCAACTCACGTATGTGCTTTTCTTGTTCCTGTAGCTTCTTACGAGCTATAGTAGCGTTAAGAGCTTCTTCTTCTACTGACCCACCACCAAACAGTTTTTTAAATATAGGTGGGTTTTCTGCTTCTCTTTCAGCTTGTTTTATGTCTGATGCGTAGCTAAACCACTTGCCCAATTGTTGAGCAACTTGTTCAATCTCAGCACCTTTGTTGACTAAAAGTTGTACGCCTCTGAACGACGAGGACGCTAATGCTACAAGAGAAAGAGGGTCCATTCATTTAAGGCTTCGTAGGCCAACTGATTGTGCCGGGAAAGTCTGTCTGCTGTGGCACATCACGCAATGCCTGCCTATACGTCTTCATTGCATCCGTCATAGTGACATCTGCCAAAGCGTAATGATCTGTCTCCATCAGCAAAGCAGTGCGTTTAGCTCTTTCAGCCGCCGCCCGAACCGCAGTATTTGCCGTGTCGTAAGCAGTCTTTTGTGCCGCTACCGTCTGAACATCACCGTTGTCATCGGTATATTCAGTAAACATTTCACGCTCTACCCACGCATATACCCAGTTGCCTTTGCCGTCTTGCACAACGCCGTTGCGTACTACTGACTTGTAAGCGGCGCTAGGCTCTGGTGCAGGGGCCGCAAGGACAGGATCAACGCCCAGCGCGTCACACACGTTTGCAGTCCATACTTTCGGCAGGGACATATTCTTGTTGTCTAAACGGACTTGGCCTTGAAATTTAACCTCACCCGTTGCTCGTACTCTGTATTCAGACATAGTTGATAGTCCTATGCGATAGCTAAAAAGATGTATGTACCACCATCACCATTAAGTGTGCTAGTTGCACTTGATGTAAGCGTAAATCCGCTTGACAATGGATCTATATAGTTTGTGCTTGTAACCTCGCCTTGTGTGTCATTAAAGATTAAATAAGGATCATTAGCCCCTGACAAAATGCCACGAGCAGAATCATATACCATCCAATCATCAGCCGAATCTGTGCGTTTTATCAACACAAACCTAGCGCCAGCACTAAAGCCGCAGTCGATATTGTTTGTTGTCCCGGTTCCTGTATAACTGCCTACCTTTGAAATACCGCCTACCGTTGCAAACAAATAGGCTATAAAAGCTTTATTATTGTCATTGACTTGAGCAGCATCCCCCACCGTAAAAACACTGCTAGTAGGCGTTGTATTACTCCAGTACCCAGTATTTGTTTGTGGGGCGTTAGTAAGATTTAAAAAAATTGCTTTTGTATTCCCTAAAGCAGGCGTATAAACAGTCCAGTTATAAGCGCCGTTCCTCATTTTTACAATCATTAACTCTGGCACTACACCTAGATTATGAGCAACTGTTCTACCGGATGTAGCATTTCCGGTATACGTTGCAATATCATAAAACCCTTTGGCTCGCCTTAAAAAATAACGAATGTAGTTTTTATCTGTTGCAGCAGGTGAAATATTAAAATGACCACCCGCATAATCTACAGTTACGCCATTAGAATGATCTAAAAAAAATGCTCCAGCATTAGTGCCTTCTGCATCGTTGGAATTTGTTAAAAAATCGCCTCCACCTGATTGGCCTCTTAGCCTATCTCCGAGTGACGTTGGGCTAGTGCTTCTTGGTCTATATATAACAGTATCTACATTAAAACCTGTAGAAATAAACGTATCGGCCCCTTCTCCGGGTGATTGAGCTTGGAGCGTAAACAAATCAGTAGCCGCAAACTCTGATGCTGGCTTGTTGGGTCTTGCGATAGCCATGTAGACATAAGTATTGCCGCTACCGTTCAGGCCAGTTGCCGCACTAGTCAGATGAAAACCTGTTGGTTCTGTTCGCCAGTGTGACGAATAACTTTCTTCTCCTGACGCGGTTTGTGCATACAAATATTTATGAGCTGTGCTGTCATCAGTATTGGCCATTCCACGCATAGCGTCAGCTAAATACCAATCATGGCTACTGCTCGCACTTTTAATTAATAAAAACTGCGGCTCAAAGCCTAAGTTAATAAATTGCCCAGTGCTTCCGTTCCCTGTGTAACTGCCACAATGAATAATAGCTTCATCAGAATCTTCGCCAAACTCTTGTTCGTCGTGGGCAAATAAATAGGCTACATAAGTTCCACCAGATGCGTTAACTCCAGCGTCTGAGTCCCCCAAAAAAAACTGCGTTGATGTCGGCGTAGTAGGCCAAAAATCACTATCACCAGCGGCATTAGTAAGATTTAGCTTTAAGTTGTATGTTTTTCCACTGCCACTAACAGGGCTTCCCCTGTGATAAACAGACCAGTTCGCTGAGGAGTCTGTTTTTTTTATGATAATCATTCCCGGCACAGAGCCAAGGTTGTGGTTTATTGTACGAGAGGTTGTTCCATCGCCCGTGTAAGTAACGATGTCAAAAAACTTTTCTTGCTTAGCGAATGTCCATGAAACATAGTCACTTCCACTTGAGTTCCAATTACCAGCAGTTCCTATTGAGTACCCGTTATTATTAAATGCTGTTATTCCAGAGCTATCAGTGGCTTCAGCGTCAGTGGCATTACTTCTTATGTATTTTGATAAGCCCCTTGTTGAATCTACAAAATTATGAAAAGAGATATTATACGGAGCTGGGAAACCCCTATTTTTTGTCCAAACAAGACCACCTTTATCTGATAAGTCAACACCACTAACAATGCTTCGTGCTGTTCCATCGCCTGTGTAAAGTTGAGTGGAAAACACATCATCAACGTAAACAGCACCACCAGCATTACCAGCGGCGGCTTGTAGTAATTTAGTACCTACACTCATGCCATTGCCTGCCCAGCAGTAAATCCGTAGTAGTTAGTGCCGCCGTCATAAGTAACAAAGACAAAAACATCTACATTGCCAGATCCGGTGCTTAACGTAGGCGCTGTAGCAGCCGCCCAATCAACACTAGAAGGCCATGTAATAGTTCTGGCTGAAGAGTCTTGAATAACCTTTAACGTAAACGCAGACACCCTTCCTGACGCCGCAGGATTGCTAAAGGTGTAGGTAACGTTTTCTGTCAGAGTATGCGTAAAGTTATCGCTGTCTCTTAGGTTAATACTTGCGGCATTAGAGCTAGAGGTAATAGCTGTAGAGTTCTGCTCAGTAACCGCAGGCTCTTTAGATAACTCAAGCATTAGTTTAGTCGCTGATACTGCAATACCAGCCACTACAGCAGGTACATCTGGTTTTAATCCTAGCGAACCATCGCCCTGAACGTAGTACACCTGACCGGGAGTAAGGCTAGACTGTGCATCATCTAGCTCACCACTAATCTGAATAGTTGCTGTAGCACTGTTAGAGTAAGCACCGTTAGAAATACCAACGTAGTTCTCAGGTGTTAGATTAGTAGTGCTTTCACTTACAGAAACTACAACAGCCTTGCCTTTGCTTGAGTCATCGTCATCGTGATAAGCGGCAACTAATTTCTTTTGATTGCTGTCATAGGCAATTCCATATTGTTCGCTACTCGTATGTTCAGCCGCTTTTACCGATGTACCAAACGAAATTGATGTGCCACTAACAGTTCCTACAAACACCTCAAGGTCTTCTGTAGAAGCCTCCATATATGCAAGCAAGACAGTATTTGCGTTACTGTCAAATGCCATTCTATGCAAGCTACTGTTATTTGTGCCTGAAACTTGTACTGCTGTTCCAAACGAAATAGAAGTTCCAGAAACTGTTCCTACTATAGCTTCACTGTTAGAGTCTGTAGAGTCGTTGTACGCAATAACAACTTTATTGTTAGACGAGTCAAACGTAGCTCCAACTTTAGTAACACCATCAGTGCCACTAAATGTTACTGCTGTTCCAAAAGAAATAGAGGTGTCAGAAACAGTCCCTACAATAGCCTTGCCCTTGTTTGAGTCTCCACCGTCTTTGTAGGCAAAAACAACCTTGTTGTTAGATGAATCAAATGTGCCGCCAAATATATCAACTGTTCCTGCCTCAAACACGACTGCCGTTCCAAACGATATAGACGTTCCAGATACCGTCCCGACAATAGCTGTTGCTTGATCTGAGTTACCCCCGTCTCTGTAACCAATTACAATCTTGTTTGAATTCGAATCAAAAACGGTTGCTGTATAGGCAACAGCGGCAGACTCAAACACAACAGCAGTGCCAAAAGATATAGACGTCCCAGAAACAGTGCCGACAATGGCTGTGCCATAGTTAGAATTACCACCGTCTCTGTAACCAATTACAACTTTATTTGAATTGGAGTCAAACGCTATAGATATATTGCTTGTGTTTCCAGCTTCAAATTCAACCGCAGTGCCAAACGATATGGACGTTCCAGACACCGTGCCTACTATAGCCTTACCTTTATTAGAATCGCCTCCGTCTTTATAAGCAATTACCACTTTGTTATTGCTAGAGTCAAAAACAGCACTAATAGGGCCAGTTGTAGTTCCAGCCTCAAACTCAACTGCTGTCCCTGCTGTCGGCGGGTTCAGTGCTGAATCTGACGTACCTACAGCGGTAACCGAACCGTCAGAGTTAATAATTACCGTGTCGCCATTTGACAACGCACCAGAAGCCGTAGCTGTAAATGAACCAGCAGATACGCTATCAAACGCTAACTTTCCACTACCGTCTGTTTTAAGGAACTGTCCAGCAGAACCATCAGCATTAGGAAGCTCTAGGCTATAAGTAGCTGATGCTGAGTGAGGTGGGCCTTTGAGTGTTACACCATGACTGTTTGATTCGCAGTTAAAACGGATTGCACCAGCATTAGTATTGCCGTATAGCTCTGTAAAATTAGTGCCACTAGGTGCAAGTCTTACATTATCTGGCACAGTAATGTTGCCTGTAAGCTGAGTAGCTGCAATAGCTAATGCTGCTTGGTGTGCCGTTACAGATGACTCAGTAACAGACAGCGTAGGAATAACAGCTTCAACGTGGTCTTTTACAGCCGCATTAGTTGGTATCTGAGTGTCGCTATCTGCAAAGGTTTCGCCAGATGTAGTTACTGCACTAGCTTCAAGATTAGAAAAAGCAACGCTAGTTAATACAGCCGCCCCACCAACCGTAGCTGATGTAGCCGCAAGCGTAGTAAAGGTTCCTGCCGCCGCTGTAGAACCACCAATAACAATGTTATCTGCTGTACCACCATCTAGGTTAGCAGTCGTAATTGTTCCAAGATTGCTAATGGTTGCACCGTTGAAGTTGACAGTGCCGCTAGCAGTAAGATTTGTAAATGTCCCTGCACCAGCAGACGATCCACCAATAGTAGCGCCATCTACCGTACCGCCGTTAATGTCGGCAGACGTAACAACAAGGTTTGTAAACGTACCAGCGGCGGCTGAAGAAGCGCCTATTACAGTTCCATCAATAGCCCCTGCGTTAATATCAACAGTAGGAATAGTAACTGTGCCGGTAAACGTTGGGCCTGCCGTATCAGACTTGGTCGCTATTGCAGTCGATATAGCATCAAATTCTGTTTCAAACTCTGAGCCACGAACAACCTTATTGGTGTCTCCACCGGGAAGCGTATCCTTAGCGGCAAAGTCTGTTGTCTTTGTATAGTTAGCCATTGGTTATTCCTAGCAAGAAAAAGGAAAAGGGGGCCATTGCGACCCCCGTAGTTCTATTAGGCAGAAGGTACTGCCAAAACAAAACCAGCTTCAGGACGATACACCTGAACACCGTAGAGGGTGTCAGCAGTGTACAGAGTAGACAAGTACTCTTGCTTGTACTGAGTCTGAGAGCGGACAGCCAACTGCTCTGCCATTACAACTGCTTCAGCATGAAACAACAATGCTGCACGAGTGTCAACGCTTGATGCAGTGTTATCACCAGCAGCTTCGATAGTTCGGCAGTTAGCAGAAACGTAAACGTCTACGCCGTACAAGTTGCCGATCAAGCCGTTGTTGACGGTTCCACCAGATACAAAGTCAGAAGACACGTATCGGTCAATGCCCATAATCGCATTGCGCGTAGCGGGCGGGATGATAAGGTTACGACCTTCCATCGGTACGTTGTTGTCATCCATCTTCTGGATCATGTCACGGAAGAAAGCATCCGTAAACTCGTCACCAGCTACCAGAGTGTCATCAGTGTACTGAGTGGTAGTGCCGTTATCATTAAAGAAACAGCCAGTGTGCTGATAGTCAGTAGCAGCAGGGCTAAATACAACAGCGCCGCCGTCACCAAAACCAGTACCAGCCGCATGAAGGTCATTGTCAACTTGTACAGCCAGAGCGTAACCAGCATCTTCAGTGTAGAACTGACGCAGAGATGACAGTGCCTGTACCTCTACGATGTCCTCAATCAAACGTGAGTACTCAAAGTGCCGGTTAATAGTAACCTGCAACTCTGACTCTGTGTTGGCAATGATTGTTACCGCAGTGTCAGCCGCCTTAGCGTTGGCATCACCACGAGTGGGCTTAGGAATGTGAATAACGTCACCCTTCTTTCCGGTCATAGCGAGACGCTTGACAAGGGGAGCCATCTTCAAGTTCTTTTGATAGGCAGCAATGATTTCGTCTGACCAAATTTCTGGTACAAAAGTTGCCGCTTCTGTTAGTGCAGTATTACCATTTGCACCGGGATAAGTTGCTGTAGCCATGAGTTATCTCCTTAAAAGGCTATTTAACTCGACCCTCTGCGTACGCTTGTAAGATTTCGTCTGACAAAGCATTGTAACGCTCTGGGTCGTTTTTCATAAGTTTAATAATGTCAGCACGACGATAGACTTTCCTACGAGATCCTTCTGCTGTACCACGAGCGTTGCCTGTTGCTGCAGACTTTACGGAACTCTTACGGGCTGCTTTCTCAGCTTGAGCCGTCTGCTGAACCACTTGATTACGTTCTTTCCAAAGCGTAAAAAGTTCGTCGGCAGAATCATAATCGTAACCTTGGTCTGCTTCTACAAATAGCTTAGTCCTAACCTTTGATCCCTTAATCCACTCAGCAAATTTAGGGTCTTGCAGTATGTTATCCATTTCTGGATGATTAGCTTTAAGCTGTGCAAGAGTAGCCTGTTGTTTGTATTGTTGAGTGTAAGCCTCTGCTTCTTTAATTTTTGGGTGGTTATCTATTGCCCTGTTTACAGCATTTTGTGGATCTACAAAAAAATCTATTTCTTCGTCTGTTTGTTGCTGTTCTTGAGGTGCTGGTTGTGTGTTGAGTTCTGTCTGAATGTAGCTATCAACAACTTTACGTAACTCACCTACTTCCGTACTCTGTTTGCCTGAAAACTTCTCAAGCTCTTGGTGCATCTGTACAAGTTCTTCGACAGACTTACCTTGGTACTTTTCTGGAACTTCAGGTTCTTGTATAGGTTGTTCCTCTTCTTGAGGAGTCTCTACTGTATCCTGTGTGTCGAGTTGGTCTGTTGTTTCTAGCTCCTCTTCTAAACGCTCATCAATAATTGTCGCTCTTGACATCACTAAAGTTACCCCGCCTTTTTAGGTTATGGAGATTATTATTGGGATTGACTTTTACAAGCTTCCCTTCCTCGTCGCCCAGCTTCTTCGTGTTCTCGTACCCACTTTATGTGTCTTCCGGGGAAGTCACCAGTAGAGCCGTCAAGTATGCACGGTGTTGCTGAAACGATTTTTGTAGCATTAGCACCACAACCGCACCTAGTGGTTGTAATGCTATCATCTACAAATTTTTCAAATATGTGTCCATTAGTACAACGAAAATCAAATACTTTAATCATTATTTGTGTTAAGCTCATCGTAATTAGTGTTTGTTGTAGCTTCTAAATTTAAAATATATGCTAAAACATTTATTTGTCCTTTACGCATATACAAATCATTTTTATCTTTAGTAGCTTCAACACTGTTAATCACTAAAGCATTTTGTTTAAGTTCTTCAGTTAGTTGTTTCCAACCATCAGTAGAAAACAAGGTAAAATAGTTATCGTAGTACTGCTGTGTTTCTTGGTCCATTTGAGGCCCTCTAGGTTATCTCTATAGAACTATATGATATTATTATACCATATTTTTATAACTTTGTCAAGCTTTTCTAGTCTTTTTGGTAGTTTTTCTCCTTTTACCAGAAGCTGTCACAGCGTATTTAACACGTTTTGGCCCTGTTTTCTTAGCTTTAGCCGCGTCTTTTTCTGCTTTAGTCATCTTGGCGGCTACCGCTTTGGGTCTACAAGCTGGGTAAGGACGTTTAGACCCCTTGGCTTTTTTACGGCCACACTTCTTTCCGGTCTTTATGTCAACCCAATCTTCTTTGAACCATTTAGTCAAACCGCTTTTGGTCTTAGGCATACGTTCCACCACGTTTTTTATATGTCTTTACTAGCCATGCATTAGCGTATGCGCTAGGATAGACATCAAATTTACGTTTAGCTTCTGCTTTTACCCTAGAATAAAGAGCTTTATTTTTTACATTAGAAGGAATACTGCTCTTTTTCTTTGCAGCTTTCTTTTTAGTAGCCACTAGAAACCCTCATGGTTCTTTTCTTTTTAACTTTTTTCTTTTTCTTTTTTGCTGGGGGTCTACCTACTTTTTTTCCGTACGTTCCTTTTCCGCTGGGCATCAGCTTTCTCCTTAGCTTTTTTAGATAAATCTTTGTAATGAAATAATTTTACAGAAGTCTTGCCGTGGGTTTTGCCTGAATGAAGATCTCCATTAGGCATTTTGTGAGTTCCCCCTGAATGAAGAGTTCCATCACGTTTATAATGTTTCATTCCTTTAGCCATATTATCACCATTTTTTACAAGACCAATATCTAGCTGATAGTTTACTTGGAGGGTTTGTATCACATTTATGTCTAGCTCTAAAAGATTTACGACGAGCAGGTTGATCTTTTTTAATTGTCATTTTAGCATCGCCAAATCTAATAAGTTTTGTTTTGTCGCCCTCTTTAGCAACTACTACAAATTTTTTAGTTGGGTGGCTAGGAGTTCTTTTTGGCTTGTTATACCCGCTTACTCCCGCTCGTGTTAGCTTTGGGTCTTTTTTCTTGGGCATTAACTTTCGCCTCCAAGCTGTCTAATTGTGTTTGCAAACTGTTGATCTTGTCCTGCTGGTCCTTGAATGCCTCGTTGACTTGTTTGAGCAGGTTGTTGATTTCGGTTTGTGTCATTAGCATTGGTAGTAGCCCTTAACTTACTTTCTTGTAATAATCTATCTGCAACTTTAAGTCTACGTTCAAACTCTTTGTCTTCTGCGTCACCTTCTTTAAGATTACGAGTAACAGCTTCAATCCTGTCAATTTCAAGTTCTTGTGGCGCAAGTTGAGCTTCAACAGAAATCTTACCAGCTCGTGCTTGAGACTCAGCAGCCTGTGCATTAAGAGCATTTGTTTGACTTTGCTGGAACTCCATTTGAGCTTGTTGTGCAGCCATAGCTACTTGTTGTGCTTGAGGGTTAGGTTGATTAGCTTGTTGCATCGCTGCAATAAGTTCTTCACGGTTAGACAAGTTCATGTTGTCAATAATGCTTTGGATCAACACAGGATACAAAGGACTGTCTTGTTGCATAGTTTGAAGCAACTGAACTAACTGAGTAACTTCATATTCACGAGCAATAATTCCTAATGTACTAGTAGGAACAAACTTATAATCTGCTACCGGATAGTTTTCAGGATCAAACTGCATATATCTGTGTGCGGCTTTGGTTACAAAAGGCAGAAGAAAAGATTGCTGAAAGTTAATAAGAGTACGCTTATGACGCTTGATAATAGCGCCGAGAGACATACTGATGCCAGCGGCTGTCGCTTCACCATTAACCTGACCTGCGATCCCAGCAGAGTCCACTGCGCCTGTAGCTTGTTGAACCATTTGCTGAAGAGATGCTGCTTGTGCAAACGTGATTTGTCCAACTTGTCCAAAATTAAACGGTTGTAGTACTTCACGAGGATCTCCATTAGTTAAGATCATCTTACCGGGGCGAACTTCTGGTTTAGCCCCTCTAGGAAGCCGTGTAGCGTCCACAGCAATCATTGGGTGGATAGTTAGGCTCAAGGCATCAATACGCGCGCGAAGCTCTGTATCTAGCGCTTTCTGGCTGTTATAACCTTTTTCACAAACACCACGACCCCAGAAACGTCCGGGTACAACATCCCACGGAAACGCCACAACAGGACGATCATTCATCATGTAAGGATTGGCTTCAGCTTTAAGAAGAGTACCACCATTAGCAATAACAATAATTGCTTCGACATACATAGAATCTTCTTCTACGTCTACACCTTCTTCTTCTAATAGTTCACGAGGAACAAGTCCGTAATACTTTGTTAACCGTACTTTGTCATCGTTGTAAATAGTAAGGTCTTGATCTGGTTCTAGATCAGTGTCTGCAGCAGCAGATTCAACAAAACCTTCACGGTATATTCCTTGTTCTTGTAACAGTTCAATATTGTGTTTGCTGACAAACTCATCAATAGCTACACCATAAGCGTCATCTACTGAGGTAGCTACAGGATCAATCAAAAAGTTTTGAGGAAGAACTGGTTTTAGTTTTACAATAACACGGTCAGTAATGTTTACTCCGACTGCCTGAAGATCGCCGTCCATAATTGGCTGAGTAGCAGGAGCCATTTCTTTTACTTCTTCTAAAACTACTTCACCAACACCAGTACCAAACACTGCTGCGTTGATAAGACATTCTGCTACTGCTTTACGAACTTTACAGGTTTCAAAGTCTTCAGTTAGTTTTTTACGCAAGTACACCATGTCTTGATTTTGTGAGTCGTTTATGTCATCTTGAATATCAAAAAACTTACCACGACCAAACGTAGCTTCTTCTAGTTCTGCAACGTTAGACTCTACGGCTTGTTGCAAGGCAGGTGAAATAATACGAGAGCGTTCTGAGCCTCGTTGAGAATCGTTTGGGTCCCATTGACCACGCCACAAACGATAGTACTCTTCAAATCTTTCTTCGTAGTTTGATTCGTAGTAATCACGCCAGTTTTCACACTTCGTCATTACCCACTCTTCCAGAGACTCTTGAATCATCAAGGGGTCTGGATTATAAATTTCATCTGCCATGTTGAGTTCCTTAAATTACAGCAACGCTGTAGCCAAGTGTAAAAAACACTACAGCACTGATTGCATATATTCCGTAAGTATTAAAGGGTCGCCAAACTCTTTGTGAGTTTATATTTTTTGTAAACTCTTTCCAAAACAAACTCATGTTAGTATCCTGCTATAACGTCTAAAATTTCGTGGTCATCTATTTCGTAGTCATAGTCGTACGCTACTTGTGCTAACTGATCTATGTACGCTAAGGCGTCAACTAAATCATCGTGTGTTAGTACATCTGGAAACTGAAATAGTTGATCTAGAAATCTAGTGTTCCACTCTCCTTTACTCAGAGTAACGTACCCGTTTTCAAACCTGCCTTGTAAAGCCCACATAACCCTGTCAGTTTTCTTTCGGTTACCATGAGTAAGTTCTTCTACTCTAAAAAAAGTACCATACCTTTTCATTAAGTCCGTAAGTGGAGACATTACAGCTTGTTTGGCAATTCCTTTTTCAATACCAACGCTGATGGGTCTGTAGTCTCTAACGGCCTGAAAAATCTTGGTGGCAGTCTCGTTAAGATCCCACCGCCCATGTATAATGTTATCAACGTACCAGCCATCAGGATTAACTTTAACAACAGCGATTGCGGTTTCATCTAGTTTGGTATTCTTTGTTCGTTTTTTGTTTACGTCTTCAAAACCTGCAAGGTCAACTGCTATGTAGTAGTCCCCTTCTTCTGGAGTTTCACCGAACTGAATCCAACCTTCCTTAAACATTTCTGAACCACGCGCTTCAAATGATGCCATAAACTCTTGACGAAACGCATAACTTGACATAGACTTTTTTGCAATGTCGATTTCACTAGGGTCCAGTATTGGGTTGTCATAGCTTGTAAAGTGCCATCCTTTGTAGGTTTCGTCATCCCCTAGCTCCGCATACTTATACAGTTCGTAGAAATGGTTTCTGCCCATAGGTGTTCCTATAAACAGTGCCTCGCCTTTTTGGTCAGCTAATGCTGGACGGAGAATTTGCTCCCATACGTCAGGCTTCATGTCTGCGTATTCGTCCATCACAAGAAACTTCAAGGACACACCACGCATTGTCTCAGGTCTATCCGCTCCCTTGAGACTAATCGTGGCCCCGTTGACCAGCCTGATCTGCAGGTTGTTAATATGTGATCCTGCAATCACAGGGTGTCCTAGCTCTAAGAGGGTCTGCCACATAATGTCACGGGCTTGTCCCTGCGTAGGCGCTACGTAAAACACATGGCCTTTATCAGCCTGTAATCCATTTATAATAAGTAACCAAGCAGCAAGACGAGATTTACCAGTTCTTCGTCCTGCAGCAACTACTTTGAACCGTGTTGGATCAGAATAAACTTCTTGTTGCCAAGGTAGTAACTGTACGTTTAAGTCAGTCACAAATTAATACAACCAAGATACAGGAATTGTTCCCCGTGTATCTACATGAATAAAAGTACTAGCGACACCTAAACCCGTAAAACCTAGCTCTAAAGCGTTTTTTATAATTGTGTACCGCTCTGATGCATTATTTATTTTTATATCAGCCGCTATGCCTTGCGCGTGGGTTCCGGGTACATCTTTCTTTGCTTCGATAGGGTGGGTTAGACTACGGTAGCCACTAGTAATAATAAAAGGAAAATCACAACGATGTCTAAGTTCATCTACCAGCTCCATAAATTCAGGGTCCATCTGGTTTTCACCAGTATGTTGACAGTTGAACTCATCTACGGTAAAGTATCTCAACTGGTTTTAGTCCTTAAATACTCAAAGAGTAAAGCAGATTGATCTTCAGCTTTATCAATCAGCAAGTTCGCCTTCGATTGTGCTACTCTCTTCACTGCCATCTGTAATTGTTGTAGTTCCAACGCCAGTGATATTAATCTGGATTGCACTTCGTCCACCATCTTTAGTCACATCCTTTTCAAA